CATCGGATACGAAGTCAAGAAGTCCAGCTGCATCAAGAGTGCGGTTTCCGCCATCTGTTCCACCAGCAATTAAGCCAGTTACTACTGCGACATCTGTTGCCTTTGCATAGGCATATTCCATTTGACGAACTAGCTCATCAAAGAACGCTGGTGAAGAGCGGTCGAGAAGTTCTACTGAGAACTCTTGTCCGCCTGCATACTTCTTGACGGAAACTGAAAGGAACTCAGAGGTCATTCCTGTCTCATCAATTGTTGCTTCTTCAGCTTCTTCTCCAACTGTTGGAACGGCAGTTAGCTTAGGAATCTCAAAGCTCATTCCAGCATCTGGAAGAACGCCGCGAGATACTGAATCAACTGCTGGACGATCAGCATTTGCTAGAGGGTTAATTACCTCGGTTAGCTGACGGGTTGGAATTAAACCAGCGTTATTGCTTGTGGTGTCGTCTGCTGCGCGAACATAAGCGCGAGCATCGTCATTTCCTAGAGCAGCGCGAACGCTCATCTCTAGATATTTTGCCTTGGTAAATTCAAGGCGAGGGCTTGTGTAGAAAGCAGGCTTTGGAGCTGCTGCTTCTACTTTGGCTGCTTCTACCGCTTCTTCAACGGCAGGAGCAGGAGCGGTAGTGTCGGACACTTGGTCTCCTTCGGTTGGGTTCTCTGAATCAGCGGTTGCCAAATCAGAATCTTCTTTTGGTGCTTCATTCTCGGATGCTGCTACTTCGCTTACGCGAGCAGAATCAATTGCAGGATCAGTAACTAGAGAAACTTCATCTAGGGTTGCTGAAGTAATCTGCATTACGCCTTTGTTATTTGTCCATTCATTTATTTGAGCGCCTACGCTAAATCCATCGCGTAGCCCTTCAGTTGCTTCAACTAAGGCATCTTCTCCAGCCATAGTATTGGCAATCTTAAAAGTCGCCTCAATTCCGTTAGCAGTTACATTGTGAGAAACCATTTTGCCAATTGGCCGAGTTCTGTCGTGCTCAAGGAGCAACTTAACTGGCTTAATCTCAATGCTATCTGCTGCAAATATTGTCGGGCCTACTGAGGTATTTCCTTGCTCATTCCAAGTAACAATAGTTCCAGTAATCGTTCTCTTTATTGTGTCGGCAGCTGTAACTGCCATTGGCATATTAACCTTCATTTGGTATTAGGTCCTCTTCTCGCTGAATCTGCTCAACGCTCATCGCGCCAATGCGGTTTAGAATTTCATAAACTTGAGCTCTTTCTAATGCGTTACCGCGTAAGAAATCGTCAAGTGCAAAGCGCACCATTACTGGATTTGGAACGAAGTCCGGTAATGATAAGCGTTCCTCAATCGCTTTAAGGATTGGGCGAAGTGAGAAATCAACTAATGAGCGCCGCTCGGACACCGCGTTTGAATAAGTCATAGAAGTCGCTTCGGCGCTCAAGAAGTAGGCAGGGATGCCGCAAGCTCTAGCCAATTCAAGCGCTACATATTGACGGCCTTCTGCAAGTTGTAATGATTTGGGATCAAAACCAAATTGCTCAAGATTTACATCGGCATTAAGAAATGCAGTAGAGCGAGATTGACGCGCAGTTTTCCAAGCGCTTAATAAAGCTGAAATTCTTTCGGCAGTTAAATTAGTTCCATTTGATTTAAGGACCATAGTTGGTGCAGGTTCTTTAGCATAATTAACTGCTGCGTTTTCAAGATATACGGCAGCTGCAATTGTTTTACCAGCTCTGTGAAGCAATCCCTCATCTGGGCCATCGAATCTTATGATTGAACCAACGCCTTGAAGCGGAACTGACTTGCCATCAACTTTATATCCAGTAATTTCAGTATTTAGGAAATCTGTATCAACTGTAACTCTATCTGGACTAACGCGAGTCCAAGCTCTTACTCGACCGCCATCTGTTGATGAATACATTTCCAAGACTTGACCATAACCAGCACCGTAAAGCCAAATATCTTCAGCAAGCCAGTTATAAATTACAAATCCTGCAACTCTTGGGTCTGGCTGATTAATAACGCGATGCGGATCTACATACTGTCCAGTTATGCGATTAAAAGTGGTAAGTGGGAGACTGCCAATCGTTCCGCAAATTATGTTCCTAGCGCGGGCAACGCTTGGGACGGACATAGCTAGTTGGCGAGTGGTATTAGTTGCACCGCCAAGAATATTATAAACTGAATCGCTAATCTGGACGGGAGTTAGCGCGGCTGCAACATCTGAAACCTTAGTAGGTTTAGCCGTCTGAACCTGTGGAAATAGGAAATCTCTTATAGCACCCATTGCTTACATTGTAAGCGAGCCTACTTACACTATTTGAATATCTACTCCGCTTTCAGCCATCGTTGCATAGTGTGTCGCTAAGGCTGAAGCAATTGCTCCGCAAATTGTTGTATTACTTACCTTGCGACCCATTACCCAACCGCCGTCTCCAAAGGGTAACTTGACGGCGGATAGGCATTGCTTGGTCAGCTCTTCCTGTCCCGAGTGAGCTAACCGCTGAGATGAAATTGCTCCCAATAATTCATCGCAGCTTTGGGCATAATCAAGGCCGTCTATTGGGTCGACTCTTATTCCTGCAGGGGCTAACCTAGCTGCGACCGCTGACGCGGTTCTGGCTGAATAGGCAACTAGCTGAACTGGATACTTGCGCACCCATTCTGCTACATCATTGGCCATTGCTTTATCATCAAGATTGGCAGGATTATGCCAAGTCTGCAGCAATATGACTTGAAACCTATCACCCTCAAGTCTTTGACTAGCTACTAAGGCAGCTTCTTTTCTACTAGGACTAAGATCAATAGCCAGCCAAGTATCTGCTTCAGGGTCAAGTCGCAAGCCTTCAACTCTGCAACTTTCCCATTGCGATGGATTGATAACTGGATTTATGGTATCGACCCATTGCGTTAATACCTCTGTCCGGACAATATCCTCTGGGTCATTTAACACTGCTCGAATATTATCTGGATGAATTGTTAATCCAAGTGATGGATTAGCTTGGCAGACACCTAGCCAAAAATCTGACGAATTATCAAATTTAATATCTTTTGGAGCTGAATATTCAAACCAACCAATATCGTCAGGCGCTCCATAAATAGCAGCGTAGGCTCTTTCCCTTAATCTATTTAAGACAATTGAATGCTGATCTCCAGCCGAAGTATAAATAAAAGTCTGCGGATTTGGACTAGCCATTTGGGTATATCGCAAAGCCGACCAGACATCATCATCCTTAAAGTCTCTTACCTCATCCATATGGACGCAAGCTGGAGCTGCAATGCCTCTACCAGCCGAGTTATTGGCTCGGACGATATATCGCCTACCTTCAGTAAATTGAAGCTCCTGAAATCCTTTACTTTCAAGCTTCTTAGTAAATTCAGCAGCTAGTCTGGGATTCTGTTCAATAATTCCATAGATTTTATAAAACAATTCAGCTGAAGTAGTTAGCTTATGGGCCGTATGCACTTGCAGTTTTTCCTTTAAAACATAGATTCGAAATAGAATATTAAGCGCCATAAAGGTTGATTTGCCATTCTGTCGGCCTACTAATAGGCAAACAATTGGGTGAGCCCATCGGCCATCAGCTTTATATTTAAGCGAGTGATGAGCCAGCCATTGTTGCCAAGGCATTAAATTATAGCCAATCGATTCACAAAATTTAATCATTTCTTCACCATAAGAAGGTAAATCATTGAGTTTTGTGTGGATTCGCGGTTCTGGCACACCTCGGTAAGCCGATTCGTCCCTAACTCGGACAATCTCACCCAATTCAGCCAAAGCGATTTCTTTCATTCCGTATAGTGCCTAGCCGAGCCATTTTCAGGGAAAATCTTCCCAATGGGGGTCGTGGGTCTGGAAGCGCGCTCAAAAAAGGTAGGGGTCATACGATCTCGCTTAGAACTATTGCATTGAGTGCAGCAAGCCACCATATTAGAAGCTTCATCAGTTCCACCTTTGCTGATAGGTATTAGATGATCAACTGTAGTCGCTTCTAGCCCGCAATAGTGGCAAGTATTGTAATCTCTTTGAAGCACTTGAAGTCTTGTCTTTTGGTAGTAGCTAGAGTTATAGCGTCTGCTCAATGCCAGCCCTTGGTCTCTAAGTGTTGCAAGGCATCGCAAGCGCATTTATATCTATGTCTTATGTATTTAATATGTGCATCTATCTGCTGCCTAGGGCTAAGGTCTCTATACCAAGTAGAACGCATCTGACCAAGGCCATAGTGTGACCCATTACGAGCCTTTGGATTCCATCTACTCTCTTTATAAATTAACCAGTTATAACATTGGAATTCTGACCAATCCATTTTATTGTAAGCATAAAGCTTTAGATTCATATCTGCATTTGCTGGCTTTGGATTGAATATTAATAGTAAAGCAGCTATAACGCCTGTCGCTATCAAGCGAAGGCAATGGCCCCCCTCAACCTCTGTTGCAGGGCCAGCTGCGCGCCCGCACTGTGGCGAGAGTGTAGCACCTAAGTCAAGTCGATTTAACATAAGTCCTGTTCAGAGCGGTGTTTCATATCCACACCATCTGGCATATCAATATGATCATCTACATCTCTCCAGATTGGATATATATCATCTTTCATTCTAACTCCCATATCTTCTTAAATTCTAACTGACCTGATTGAAACGCGTTCTTCAGCGTTTCTTTGCCATCACTATGGAATTTAGTCATTAAATAAGGCTCTGACTGACTGCCTTCCAACCAATCAATTACTTCACCATTTGGATCAATAACCATATCGTCCAGATAATTGAACTTATCTAATATCGCATCAACTGATGATTCTCTGACCGATTCGACTATTTCGCTTGGGATATTAGCTTTAACCCAATCAACGAATCGCTTATCTGACTTGATGACCCACTTAAATTTAGGCTTAGTAGTAGTTACATAGGCAATAACATCATCGCCATATTCAGCCTTGACCCTATCTGCCCCAATAGCGTCCATTTCGGCCTGTAGGGCTGCTCTTAGCCTATCCTTGGCTTTCTTAGCCTCATCAGCTATTAGGCTGACTGCCGCTAGTTCCAGACTCAGTTCCTTGATTCCCATTCCTACGCTCCCTTTCTTTAGCTCTTCTTAACCTAGTTTCAAGCGATTCTAGGTTGATACCGCAATCTTTAGCAATAAACTCTTTATCAAATCCCCACTCCATCAGTTGACGGATATATCTAATTGAGTGGGGTCTGCTTATTTCTTCCCTGCCCATCCTTCTCCTTTGAATATTGCTGGCGTTGGATGCCATACGCGCCACATAGGCACATTGCAATTATCGCAGGTTACTTCATATTTCTGAACTATTGATGCAACTAACTCTCTTG